CTTAGTAAACAAATAATCATTCTTCTTGATTACATCAGCAATAATGATGTTATCAATAATCTTAGAATAATTGGGTTTGCTACTACCTGAAAAGGAAAACGTATTGTTCTTATTCTTCTTACCAAAAGTGTATGTTGTAATCATAATTCAGCCTAATTTTTTATGTTAATACTTACCGTCTGAGCATTAACTTTCGATCAGATTGTTGAACGCCAAATCATTCTCGAATTCGAGTATACATGGTCTACCAGCATCTCTGTTTTTCAACATATGCATATAGACTTTGTTTTGAGTAGGTAATCGATTTGGACCATACTCTTGTATGTTCAATATCTCTGGTCTATGCATGACAAGGACGTAGTCGCTTGCCTGAAACATCGCATCAGACGACGATAAATCACTTCGCATCGGGTAATGACTCGATGGGTTATTTATCCTTTCTGAAGACTCGATGTTACGATTCATCTGTGCTATTTGCACTACTGATGTTAAAGGGTACTTTTTTGCCTGTATAAATACACGCTCAAGTTCCGACGCTGTTTCTATAGCAGAACCAACATGTTTTGTCAGTAGTGTGTGGTCATAGACAATTATGAAATGTTTGCCTGTGCCCTTCACATATGTATTGTAAAATTGTTTTATAATGTCTCCTACCTCTGAAGGAGTACCAGGATCATCTACAAAGTAAATGGGGTATTCTTTCAGTTGATTAGATACTGCAATGACACGTTTAAATGTTTCGTCATCGAGGTCCGTTTCCGCACTATACAAGGCAGAAGTTGTTCTTCTAAGTTTATTAGAGAGCGTTCTTCCAACTTGCCTAAATCCAACCATCTCTAGCGAGAAATTTAGGATAATTATGTCTTCAGTTGGGTTCAAATCAATTATGTCGGTAGTTAATTCGTTTACAAACGAACTTTTTCCACTTCCAGATATTCCAGCTATGGTATAAACGGTATTTGGCTCTATACCTCCCATACACTGCTTATTGAACTTATTCCATCTGGTTTTCAAGGACACAATATTATGTTCTCTACGACCTCCAATGTACGATATTGCTTCTTGAGCTACAATCGATATTGGTCTTATACGCTTAGATAAGTTCTGTTCCATAAGAGTTTACTGGTTTTGCTTTATCCGCCATTTCGTCTTCTATTGCTTCCCATTGACTTCTAGTCAACCAGTTCCACATTGTCATCATATAACTAATACTGCCTTCTCGCATTCTCTTATCGATTTCATACTCGAGACATTTAATTATATGTTCTGCCATTGCTGAACTTCTTCCGCATTTAGTATTGAAGAAATGTCGGCACTTATTTACATTTGCACGCAAATAAGACTTGCTTCCATCAGATCGAACAACATACACAGGATACATATCGTAGAATAAGTCAAAGTAATCCTTAGCCGGAGTAACTACTTGTTTAACTTCTTCTGTTGGTTCATATGTAACTGAATCATCTCTCCCAATCGAGGTGATCAAATGTTGATCGATTAAGTATTGTATTTCATCATCGCCGATTAACTCGATGACTTTACGGACGTCTTGATATTTAGGCTGATTCTTGTCCAACACAATACTCAGAAACAATAATTGATTTGAGTTTAGCTCTGGATATGCATCCAAAAGCCGAGTGTTTACTTCAATAATCATACTGACTCATTGGTTCTGTAATTACTAAAATAATGATAGCTGTTGTTCGGTGAAGTCCGCTATCACTTTTTTGGCTTCACTGATATAGTAACGATAGTTAATCTTTCGACGCTCTATCGGAGTATCATCAAATTTATTCAGGATTGTTACTCCTGATTTTGTTAACATATTGGTTTTATCTCTGCCTCCATTTGGGTCTAGTTTGTAGAGATATTCGCCATTTGTGCTTGCGTAAAATCTATTGATACGTTGTATAGGAGTTTCTCCATGTACAACTTTAAACTTCTTATCTACCGCTTGTGACATTAAGAAATCACGGATGTCTCGGTCCTTCTCAATAAATTCTGCCACTGGCTGTCCGGTCAAGAAATAGTTTATTACGGCCTTTGGTATAACAACTGGTGATAATCCTTTACCAAGTTTTGTATCTGTAATAAACATTCCTTTCTTTTCTATCAGTTCAGGATTGTGAGTTTCAGTATATCCTTTTTCGACACCAAAGTAGTCATTTATGGCGTACTGATAAAACGCCTCGTATTCATCTGTTTCAAAATTAAGTTGGGTTATAGAAGTCACCTCATCGATAGCTTCTTGAATTCTATCTTTTAGTGCCTTTTTTGCTCTATAAACTACACCATCTGTATTAACTTGGATTATCTCACAACCAACGTCTAACAGTCGATCCACTAACATAAGCAGAATTAACTGCCCATTTATACGTATCTTAAATACGTTTAATGGATCATACATCCAACTTACCTCCTGTTGCATTTTCCCTGTAGGAGAGTTAAGCACGATCTTTAAAAACAGGTTCTTAACCTTTTGACCAATACGTTTTGCTTCAATTCGTTCATCGTAGATTTCCGAAAATATATCGCAAAATAATTTTCCCAAGTGTCGAGGTCCCCACTGATATTTAATCAGGAATGAGGGATACATAGACGTAACATCGGCGTGTCCTATGAACTCGTCATCTTTGGGGTGGAATATTTTTGGTGTATGAATGGAATGTATACCACCAACACCTACAGAATACACCACATTTGAGAGAACAAACTTCTTCTCATAGCCTTTGCGTTCTTTGGAGTACACTATCTGTTTCTTCATGTCTTCAAGAACGTCTTGTAACTTTGGATTTTTATATTTTATAAATGGCAATATGACATCCTTCAGTGGAATATAATCCATCGGAGAACGCATTTCCTTTATTACATTTTTCGGAATACCAGACCTCTCGCTATATTTCTCTAATAAGAAAGTCTCTGCCATCTTAACACTATCCATAGAGAGACAATCTATGCCGTGTTCTTCTTCGATAAACAATCTTAAATCGATTTGGTCTTTTAAACGATTTAATAACTCTGCAGTAGATTCTACATCATTTACATTATATGCAATCATGTTGTCGATTTCACTAGATGGTAAATACTGATTGAAATCTCCATTATATTCCTGCACATTTTTGTAGTGCATTGTTACCTGCATCGTTTTCAGACCAACTCGTAACTTTTGACTGAACATCATCGTGAGCAAATCCATCGAATAAAAGTAATGTGCATACTTCCATCGCTTAATTTTCTCGCGAACTAATTCCTCATCTTCCACTATATACTGTGAAAGCCTAAACAAAGACTTACATGTTTTAAAATATGGCATATTACTCATCTTATAATGATAATCAATAATGTAGTTCATTATGACATCATCATAGTGATGGTTATTATAACCACAGAATATTTTATCTGCACTGTTATAATAGAAAAAATCAACTAGTTCTTCTAGTTGATTATTCCTTTCCGATATTTCGAATTTATGTATTGTATTTGTCTCTGTATCTTTACAACAACAGTGGAATACGTTTGGAAAGATTTCTATGTCAAAAACGAATACTTTTTTTTCCCGTATCCACATGACTCATAGGTTCTTTAGTTAATACTTGTGCGCACCGTGGAATCCAACCACTTTTTGTTTCGAATTGTCAAAAAACTACGCTAAAGACGCTTGGCGACTCATTGTAGTAGTGCGCTAGACCATTAAGCAGCTTGAGGCAAGATTACTCTTCCTTTTTTGCGCTTATGATCCTTAAGATTTGTGGCAACTAACTTTGTGTTTTTTACTTTCTCCTTGTTAGTTACCTTTTGAGCTTTATCCAGAAGTTTGGATTTTTCATCAAGTTCGTTTACTCGATGTCCATCTCCATTAACATCTTTAAGTTCAGCAACTGGTTTCTCGACAAATTTATTGTCAGATTCTTTGTACCGACCAGTTAACGGTAGTTTGTCGAACATTGAGACAACAAAGTCTCTAATGCGTATCAAAGCCTCCTCACGTTCTTTCTCCCACTTAGGGATGAATTCGTCTTTAAAGACATCGTCGTCAGGACAGGGCTTCGGGTGTTTCTTATCCCATTTCTTCATCTTCTCATCTTCATAAGCCTTCATCTTAGCGGCTTTGCCGAGATTCTTCCACAGCATCTTTTGATAATCACGTGGATCTGGGAACTGGGATTTAACTTTCTCTACGTGGCGTTCCCACATTGGAATAGGAAGTTCAGGACGGTCTTCTTTTGTCCACCATACTCTCCAACCCTTCTTGAACAAGGGTTTTGGCTGCTTATAACCTTCCTTTGGAATAGTCCAAGAGGAATCCTTAGGAGCCATACGAACGGCGGGTTTACCACCCTCTTTCCAACTGCATTCTACCTCTCGCAGAGTACTTGGATCTACTTTAGGTATCGTACAATTTCTAACGGTATGTTGGCGGCTATAGGCTGCAAGACTCGCTACTTTTCTTCTACAAGCCTTAAGACGTATACTGCTATGTCCCATATTAGTTTTGCTATTAGGTTAAACATACGTTAAGCGGCCTTCTTAAGCGTTTTAGAGCCTTTTGACGCCTTTTTAGTGTTCATGTGAACTACTATACTAGGCTTACGTTTCTTCGCCTTAGCGAGCGTTTTTAGCACTATTTTCTTAGTATACTTTTTCGTCGGATTTGAGTGACGATTTGGACGTTCACTCATATTACGATGCTCGATTTCGCCGGTTTTCTTATTACGGTGAATACGAATATTCTTCTCTTTGCGTGCTACTTTTGCTGCAAGAGCCTTATCTTTAGAATTGTTAGAAAGTTTCTTTATCCCTGTGTATTCCTTCTTAGGGAGAACAGATTCCATCTTCTTAGCGTAAGGATAGATCTTTGCACTTGTTGGTGCAATTTCTCGTATCTTAGCCAGAACACTCTGGTTTCCTTCTATAAAGAAGTGAGAGTCACTGTGGAACTTATACTTAAGTTTTGCGTTGTTTAAAGCTTCCTTAAAAAACGCAGCTCCATCACCATCTTTAAAGAGTATCAAAATAGAATACTCTTTTGGAGCATTAAGTTGCTCAATTAACTTCTTTACATACTCTTCCGTTTCTTCTTTATTATAGCCCATACGGTCACAGCGACGACGTAGTGCATTTATACGGAAATTACGATAGTTCTCTTCACGCTCCTTTCTTCTTGCTTCAGCAGTCTTAATTGTCTTAATCTTGCCGGTAGGAGTCTTATCTTTATTGGTAGCCTGGCTCTTTGGAGCAGTTTCTACCTGCGTATTCTTACTCATTTTGATAATGTTTTAATTGTTTTACATGTTATTTGTTTTTGGGAAACTTGTGATCAGTGCGGGAACGATCCGCTCATACTTTTTACAGTATGCACCAACATATCTGATCTTATGAACGACTTATATAGCCAGATCCTTCTTAATATCGTCAGCAATAGTGCCGTCGATAGAAATCTCCGTCTTTGTGTTAAAGTCTTCCATGTTTGTATCAAATTTGTTTGCCTTTAACTGCAAGTCCTTAATCAGGGCTGCAATCTTAGCACTAGTGAAAACCTCTTCTTTACTAATAGCCTTCAAACCTTTCTGAGCCTTAGTCTTAGGATCCAATGTAGGAATCATCTTTAACTGAGCAATCTGCTCTTTGAGCTCACAAGCCATGAAAATACTATAATTGTTTGTTTTCTTGAAAGCATTGATATCAAATTTTGTAATACCCATATTAAGGTAGAACAACATACCCTTGATATAAACCAGCTTATCAGCCATCTGGGTAATCTCGTTATAGAGAGCCTTAGGGTCATGAGAACGAAGACCATT